CCATTCCCGCGGGCGAGTGGGCAGAATGCGGAATGGATGGCTACGAAGTCGATCGCGAAAAGACTGTGTGGCTTGGCTTGGATTGTTCACCGGATCGCCGCGATGCCGCGCTTGTACTTGGGCAGCAAATGGAAAATGGTGAATTCTTTGTCAAGCTAATCCGTACTTGGCATAATCCGATTTCTCTTGACGATCGAGCGATTGCAAATGATATCGCCGAGCACTTTCAAGAATATCCGGTCGAAGTCATTGCGTATTCGCGCCGTACTTCGTCAGCTATTGCGGCTAGACTTCAGCCAGCCGGAATCCCAATCGCCGACATAGACGGGGCTCTTTACGGTCAATCTTGCGACGAGCTTTTGGGAGCAATATCATCGAAGAGACTCAGACATGGAAATCAAGCGGAATTGACGAAGCAAGTCTTGTCAGCCGTGCGGCTTCCATTTGGCGATGGGGCGTGGACTATAGGTCGGAAGGCGTCTCAATCAACTGTCTGCGCGACGGTTGCATCTGCGCTCGTCACACATTACGCGACACGCCCAGAGACGGATCTTGACATTATGATCGGCTAGATGTAACGAATCTTTAGAATTGCGCCCATGGGTTTATTTGATTTTCTAGTACCGGCGCAGCCTAAGGCTGAAGTACACATTGACGCTTCTCTTGCGCCTGTAAACTCTATTGACGCAATCGGCGCTCCGTATTTTGCATACGGACAAACAGCTACACGATCCGAAGCGATGGGCGTCCCTGTAATCGCCCGCGCTCGCGGAATAATTTGCAGCACGGTCGCGGCTTTGCCACTCGAGACAAAAGTTAAAGAGACAAACGAAACAGTCGCAAGCTTTCGCGTAATAAATCAACCCGATCCAAGAATTACCGGCGCAGAATTTTGGGCGTGGATTGCCGAGGATCTTCTCTTTCGTCCGGCTGCGTATGCTCGCGTACTTACACGCTATGCAGACACCGGACGCATTCAATCGATGGAGCGCATTGCACCGGAGCGCGTAGAAGTTCACACAGATGCTCTCGCCACAGAAGTGCTTGGCTATCGCATTGACGGATACACAATTGCGCCCGAAGATCTTGTCGTCTTTGGAAATATGCAAGAAGGATTGTTAAATCGCGCCGGTCGCACCGTCCGCGCAGCTCACGCGCTTGAAAAAGCGGCTTACGATTTCGCGCTGAATCCAATTCCACAAATTGTTTTGTCAAGCAATGGCGTACAGCTTCCAAAAGATCGCGTCGCGTCTCTTATCAATGCTTTCAAAAATAAAGCTTCAAAAGCTGTCACATTCTTAAACGCAGACATCAAGATGGATACAATTGGATACGATCCAAAGAATCTTCAAATGAACGAGGCAAGAAATTATTTGGCGCTAGAGCTCTGCCGTGCGATTGGGCTTCCGGCATGGTTCGCTTCAGCTGATCCGTCATCAATGACATATTCAAACGCTGTCAATCAACGCCGTGATCTCATCGACTTTTCAATTCGCCCAATCTTGACAATCATTGAGCAGCGTCTATCACTCACAGATTTCACTCCGGCTTCACAGTACATTCGTTACGATCTAGACGATTTCTTGCGTGGCAATCCTTACGAGCGAGCGCAAGTGTATGAAATTTTGAATCGTATTGGCGCAATGTCAATCGATGAAATACGAGAAGAAGAGGACATCATCGGATGAAGCTCACCACACCAATGACAATCACAGCGGCAGATTCAGAGACGCGCACAATCACCGGACGGATTGTCGCATTCGAAGAAGCTGCAAATGCATCGACCGGCAAGGTCGTATTTGCAAAAGGCTCGATTCAGCCGAAAGAAGTATTTTTGAATCTTGAGCATGATCGCACTCGTAGAATCGGAAAGACTCTTTCCATGTCTATGGATGGCGATGGAGCAATCAACGCAAGCTTCAAGATTGCAAATACGACCGCCGGATCGGATGCTCTTGAAGAAGCAATTTTTGGATTGCGTGACGGCTTCTCGATTGAATTGGCTGTCGATGATTACATCAACGAGAAAGACGGCACGATGCGCGTCTTAGCAGGAGAGCTCACAGGCGTCGCGCTTGTATCAGAGCCCGCCGTGCGATCCGCTCGAGTGGCTGAAGTCGCAGCAACAGAAGGCGAAGAAGATTCCGAATCCACACCGGAAGAGGATGCAACACCAACACCAACAACAGAAGGAGACGAAGTGGAAAACACCGTCACAAACGCGGACACCGTCGAGACGGTCGAAGCCGCACAGTCAGTAACAGCATCAGTCAAGTCATCTACATTCACAAAGCCACGCATTGAGCTCACAGCTGCAAAGTATCTTGAAAACAAGATCATGGCAGCAATGGGCAATGAAGACGCTCGTCAATATGTACTTGCAGCAGACAACACAACCGACAACGCTGGTCTTGTACCAACTCGTCAGCTTGCTGAAGTAATCAACGGACTTTCAACAACTGTCCGTCCATCAATCGATGCAATCTCACGCGGCGCATTGCCTGACGCGGGTATGACATTCGAAATCCCTAAAATTACAGTTGCGCCCGCGGTAGGAACAGTCGCCGAAGATGCAGCGTTCACAGAGACAGATCAGAATTCTGCATTTGTCTCAGTCGATGTCAAGAAGTTCGCGGGTCAGCAAAAATTCTCCGTTGAATTGCTACAGCGCACATCGCCCGTCTTTTTCAATGAGCTTCTCTCAAATATGGTTGCAGCCATGGCGAAGCAGCAAGACACATACACAAACAGCATTCTCGTCGCCGGCGCAACAGCTGACGCGACAGGAATCGCAACATATCCAACAGCCGCAGAGCTTCTCGCCTTTATTGGTCGAGGCGCTGCATCTGTTTATGGTGCTACAGCTGGTCTTGCAAATCCATTCGCTCGCAACATCTTGGTAAATACTTCACAATGGTCGAATCTCATGGGTCTAAATGACTCAGGTCGTCCGATCTACAACGAAGTAACTCAGCCAATGAATCAACCCGGAATTGCAACTCCAACATCGCTCCGCGGTCGCGTTGCAGGTCTTGATCTCTTTGTTACAGCTAACACAGCCGCAACAACAGACACAGATGATTCAATCATGATCATCAACCCTGACGCATACACATGGTACGAGAGCCCAAGCTATCAGCTACGCGCTGAATCAACAGCTGACGGATCTATAACTGTGGGCGTCTATTCCTTTGGTGCTGTGGCGACAAAAATCGCCGCGGGCGCTTTCGGAGTAAATAAGTCGTAATCACGACACACTAATCATCGACCGCTGCGCTCCCGTGGCGGTCGAGTAGTAGAAAGGGAAGAGCTCATGTCAATCGTCACTCCGTCAGAACTTCGTTCTGTGCTAGGCGTGAGCTCTTCTCTTTACAATGACGCATATCTTCAAAAGGTGATTGACACTAGCGAGCTCACGATTTTGCCGCTTCTTGTCTCTTACTCTTCAGCTGTAACACATCGCAGCATTCAATCAAATGTGGCAACACTTACGACAAACACTCCGCACAATTACATCGTGGGATCAAGTGCTGTCGTGACAGGCGTGGACGCCACATTCAACGGCACTTACACAGTCACAGCCACAGACGGCGAATATGTATTTTCTTATGCGAAGACAAACGCTGACATCAACATGAACGCGGTCATTCCTAGCGGAGAAACTTATCTTTCAGGCAAAGACGCAGCGACGATCTACGCAGCCAATCCCGCCGTGTATGAAGCCATCATCGTCATATCGGTCGAAGTCTTCCAATCAATCACAGCTGCCGGCGGACAAATTGAAGGCATTGATTTCCAAGTGAGCCCGTACAGAATGGGTCGATCACTTTTGAATCGTGTCATCGGAATTCTTGGCAAATCTTTGGACACCGGAGCAATGCTGGCATGAGTCCCGCATCCTCAATCGCGGTCAATGTCCGCGGCACTTTAAAAACAGCGATTTCAAGCGTCGCTGCCAATGTGTACGACTATGTGCCGGAATCTCCGTCCGTGCCATTTGCCGCCATCGTGCCGGATGTCCCATATCTCGAGCCAAATCTCATCGGCACATCCACTCGAGTCAAAATCAATTTTAGACTTACCATCGGAGTCGCGCCATATTCAAACGCAGCTTCTCTTGACAATATCGAAAGACTCATCATGAGCATTCTGGCGGTTATCCCGTCAGGCTACACCGTGGGAAGCGTGTCAAATCCTGTCCCAATGACTCTTGCAAGCGGATCAGAAATCATCGCTTGCGAGATCCAACTATCAACCCAATACACACAAACTAACTAAGGAGTAAACATGCCGACGACCATCATCACCGGACGCGATCTTGTTTTGACGATCGCGACTGTTAATTACGACGCACAAGCTACATCAATTTCACTTGAAGCCGACCATGTCATCGAGACTTATCAGACACTCGATGGACGCGCTTACAAGGCAATCGATGATTCATGGATTCTCAATGTCGAAATGCTTGCAGATTGGGGAGCTACAGGCTCACTCTGCGAATCACTTTGGACAGCTACAGAGTCAGCACCAAACACAACTTTGGCGGCATCCGTCACAGCTGCAACCGGAGCGGTCTTCGCTTGCAATATCTTGCCAACATTTCCAAATGTAGGTGGATCAGCACCGGACGCGCAGACTGTGTCGATGTCATTTCAGGTCGTCGGTACACCTACCGAGACATTTAGCTAAACAAAAGAATCGGGAGCAAATAAATGAAGACACAAATCACAATTGAATACACATCCGGAGAGTCTGTCACCTATGTGGCAGCTCCGCCGGAGTGGGCAAAGTGGGAACAAAAGACAGGATTCAGCATTCAGCAAGCGAGCGAAAAGATTGGGATTTCCGATCTTCTCTTCTTGGCGTACAACTCCATGAAGCGCGAAGCTGCGGGCAAGCCTGTCAAGCCGTTCGAGGCATGGTGCGACACCGTCGCAGATGTGCAAACGGGAGAAACAGAGAGCCCAAAAGCTACGCCGTCGGAAGCCTAAATCGACTTCTTGTCGAGCTCGCCATTGCGACGAATATCCCAATGAGCGAGTGGCATACGGCGGAGCAGATACTCACAGCAATCGAGATCTTGGAGAAGAGAAATGGCAAATAAAGCCGGAAGAGGACGATTCGATATCACCGTCGATCCGGTGGAGTTTCG